GCTGAACAAGGCCAGCGGGGCCGTAACGTACTGCGTCAGGCTGGTGCCGATATCCTTGAGCCCCTCGCTGAACTTGACGAGGCCCGAGAGTTCCTTGCGGGCATTGGCCATCGCGGCGCGAAAGCCCGAGATTTCGGCGCCGAGTACGACGGAGACGGAAGCAAGAATATCAGCCATTTACGCGGCAGCAGAAAGGGTGTCAAATTCGGCCAGGCGGGCCATCGTGTCGTCGAATTCTTCGGCGCTGAGCGCCGGGGCGTAGGGCGGGTCGCCGGGTAGCTCCAGCACCTCCTGCGGCAGGTAGGCGGGCATACCGGGCGGCCGGTTGACGTTGAGCAGGATGGTGCCCAACCAGCGCGTTTGGCGCCAGGCCTCGGTTTGGCGCCGGTGGTAGCCTTGGCACATGCAGTCGAACTCGGCAAGCGTCAGCTCCCAGAATTCGGCCGGGTGCAGGGCTAGCTCTCCGAGGGCGAAGCGTCGGTGCTGCCCCCATTCGTCTCCTCGGCTTTCAACGGCGCTGGCTTGGGAGCTTGAGCTATCAGCGCCGACAGCAAAGGGTTTTTATCGACTTGGATTGCGGCCCAGATAGCGGTGGCAATGGCGTCGCCTTCAGCCTGGGGCAATTCTTCCATCAGGTCAAGGGCATCCGCTACGCCGAAGGGTTTGCGGGACGCCCGGCGCACGGCGGCGGCCAGCAGGTGGCCGATGGTGCCAAGTAGGTCGGCCGACATGCGCTCGCCGATATCAACTAGGTTAGTGCCCGTAGTGCTAGTGTAGTCGTGCAGCACAGCCAAGCTGAAGCGCACGGTGAGCGGCTGGCCGTTGAGGGTGAGGGTGACCTCGCCACGGGCGGCGATGGGGGCAGATGCAACTGTCATGTTTTTGCTGAAAAAAAGGAGGGTCAATAGAATGCTTTTCGCCCAGAAAGCCCGCCCGGAAGCCGAGCGGGTTTTCTGGACATGGATAGCAGCAAAAGCTAGGGAGCCAGCGTCTTGGTGAGCGGGCCGCTGCCCTGCACGCTAATGGCATAGGTGGCCACGCCCTTTAGCTGGCCCTTGAAGCTGGATTTGGTGATGATGCCTGCGCCGGTGTACCAGGCGCTGCCCGTGGCCGAGCCCAGGCGGTAGCGTACCTGAATCAGGTTGTTGACACCGAGCTGAATGTCGAGCAGGTTCTCGGCCGTCACGTTGGTGTCGGCATCGGTGGCGCCGGCCCCGCTGGGGTCGTTGGTGGCCTGGCGCACGTTCAGGGTGCCGCCGAGCGTAAAGCCGGACTGCCCGCCGATATACTCCTTGAACTGGCCGCTGGCGGTGCACGTCGCCTCGTCGGTTTCAGTATCCACGTCGAAGGTGGAGTCGGTTACGCAGCCGACGAGCACAAACGTGGGAACACCCGCCACGGTCTTTTGCACAGCGATGCCGACATCCCGGCCGGCGATAGTTTTTAGTGCCATTTTTTACAGAAAAAAGGTGAGAGTGAAGGCTTAGGCAGGCAGCTCCACGACGTAATCGAGGCTGCGGAACAGGCACAGCGCCCGCTCGTCGTGGTGGTCTTGCAGGTTGTCGAGGGTGAGGTACACGCCCGGCTCAGGCTCGGTGTAGTCGAGCACGGCGCGCACGGCGGCCGTGAGGGCGGCCAGCGCGGCGTAGTCGTCGGCAAACAGGCTCAGCTGCACCCGGCTCACGTCGCCGAGGCGGCAGCGGGCCGAGCTGCCCGGGGCGGGCCCGCCGGTAATGAGCTGGTAATTGACGTAGGGCCGCTCCGTGTCCTGGGGGGCTACCACAGGGTACACCTTCACCTGCCCGTCGGGCGCGCGCAGCAGGGCTGCCACGGCGGGCGCCTGGCTGAGCAGGGAGAAGAGGAGCGGGCCGGCTTCCATTAAAACTTAATGTTTTTAAACTCAGATACAATAATTTCCCGAAAGCCATCCTCCGCAGTCGCTATCACCTCCGGTAGTGTGGCGGCGGCCGCCGGTCGCATGAAGGGCTGGGCCGCGAAGCCGGGGTGCTGCACCTCGGGCGCGTAGGTGCCGGCAAAGTGCAGCAGCCCGCCCGCGGCCTTGGCCCGAATGACGTGGGGCGCCACGCCGTACTCCAGCAGGTGCGCGTGGTGGCCCTTGTAGCCGTTGCCGCGCCGCGGGCCAATCGAGAGGCCGCCGGCCTTGCGGTTGTTGAGTACGCCGATGGAGCGGGTAGTTTCGCCCGTCACGTCGGCATTGCTGCTGAGCTCCTTGGCGCGTTTTACCAGGGGCTTGGCGGCCTTGTTCAGAATCTTGTTGACCGTCGCCGGGCCCATCTTCGGGCCCAGGCCGGCCAGCACGGCGTCCAGGTCGTCGAAGCCTTGGAAGCTGATGCCCGATGCGTTAGCCATGCGAGTAGCAAGTGAGAATAGTGCCCCGGCGCCGGCCGATTTCGGCCACGTCGGTAATCTGGAAGGTGCGGCCCTCGTAGGCCAGCTGCCAGGTCGGCCGCACGTCGGGGCGGTAGCGGATGGTGAAGCTGATGCGCTGGGTAGCCGTCTGCTGCTGGGCCTGCTGCGCCTCGGCGCCGGGCGCGTACTTCACGCTCGCCGCCACGGTGGCCACGTCGGTGAACACCTGCGCCTGGCCGGCCGCGCCGAAGGCGTTGGCCGGGGCCGGGGCGGGCTGCTGAAGCGTTACCTGGCGGTCGAGCTGGCCGATGTTCATAGCGTCGGCTCCCGTAAAATATTCATCAGCAGCTGGGCCGTGCCCGGCACCTCGCTCACGTTCAGGCCTACGACGACCGTCTGCCGGTTCTCGTACCAATGGCCCACGGTCAGCAGGATGTACTGGTCGGCCATCGCCTGCTCGTCGGGGCTCAGCACCACCGGGTCGACGTAGCGCACGAACACGAGCAGGGGCGGCACGGCGGCCGGGTCGCTGGCCTTGGCAAGCGCCGGCTCGCCCACCTCGGGCCAGCGGCGCTTGCTTAACGTCAGCAGCATCCCCCGCGCCGCGGCCAGATAGCCTTGCAGCAGCACGTCCTCGTCGGTGGCGGCGAGGTCGAGCTTCAGGTGCGTCTTTACTTGGGCGAGGGTGAGCATAAGGCGGATTTAATCTTCGGTTTCGGGTACCTCAGTAGCAACTACAGCTTCATAAAAGGGGCCGTCCTCCAAGTACTTGTCGTGCAGGGCGCGCGGCAAGTCAGCCACCTCGCCGGGGGCATAGGCCAGGGCCGGGTGCGAACGCAAAAATTTAACTTTCACCGTGTCGGGCGCGGCGGGTAGCGATTCAGCCTTGGTTTCGCTGTTTTCTTGCTTGGCTTGCTCGTCTTTGTCCATCTTAAGGGCGGCTTGGGCACGTTTTTTAGCCATTTTCAGCCTGTTTTAGAGGGTAAAACCATTGCCCGGCTAGCTGCTGCCAGCCGGGCGTTTTAGGCTACTGCTGGGGAGCCAGGGCCGCAATCTGGGCCGAAGGCACCACGCCGCGAATCGCCGAGAAGGTGTTGGGGCGGCGCACACCCACATCCCACCAGGACTGCACGATGATGCGGTTCTGACCGGTCAAAGCCAGGGTGAGGTTATCCACCGTTAGGTCAAGGCCGCCCCACTGGCCCAGAATCACGTTGCTCCAGTCCGAGCCGTAGACGATGGCCGAGGCATTGGTGGCCGTGCCGCGCGCCTGGTCGGTTACGATATTCGACACTACCAGTTTGGCACCGTTGATTTCCGTGTTGGTAGTGAGCACCATCAGGGCCTGGCCGTTCACCACTTGGGTGTTTTTCAGCGTGCCCTTGATTTTGCTGTTCATCAGGTAGCCGCTGAGGTTGCCCGCATTGGCGTTGATGATTTCGGGGCTGGCCTCCAGCGCAATGATGTCGGCGTAGGTAGGTACGCGGCCGTTGGCGTCGGCTACGGCCAGGATGTAGACGCCCGGCGTGTTGAGGATGCCCAGCGGGTCATGGTTGGCCTCCAGGCCCGTGCCATAGATGGCGGCCGTGTCGAGCGCCTGGCTCATGGCGGCATTCAGGTCGCCACGTAGCATCGCATCAGTACCAGGGGTGGCCTGAATGAGAAACTGCTTGCTTACGTCGATGTACGTGCCTAGGCGGTGGGGCTTCATCACGCCGCGGCCGAATTTAATGTTCGACTTGTCGAGCGGCTGAATCTCACCTTTCCAGGTAGCTACCGCGCCCTGGGTCATACCGGGCAGCGGCAACTCGCCACGTAGGCCAGTGATAATCTGCGCACCGAGGGCCGCAATGGCCAGGCGCGGGCGCAACAGGCCGAGGGTTTCAAGCGGCTGCTCGGGGAACACCATCGCGGCGCCGTCTTCGGGTTGCGTGAGCTGCGTTACGCTGTTATCACGCTGCTGCGTGCCAAAAGCCAGCATGTGGGGAATGTGGGCGCGGCCTTCCAGCGTAATGCCCAGGCTACGGGCCTCGGTCTCAGCCTCCTGGCTCATTTCCAACTCCAGGCCGGTCTGGTTGCGGTTTTCCACGAGGTCCAGGCACATCTTGCGAAAGCTGAACTTGCTCAGGTCGCGCTTTTCCTGGTCGTTATGCTTATTGATTGGCGGCTTTTTGCCGGCTTGCTCAGCAGCGCGGGCCTCCGCCTTTTCGGTGCGCTTGATGTCGTCCGAAAGCTCGTCGATTTCCTTGTCGAGGCCGTCATACTTGGTTTTTTCGTCGGCCGTGAGGCTGCGCGCTTCGGGGGCGCGGCCGCTGGCCGTATCCAGAATGGCTTGGGCCTCGTCAATCTTGGCCTGCCGCTTTTCGCGCAGCTCCTTTGCAGTGGGCATAAAATTTTACAGAAAAAAGGTGAGAGTGAATTAGCGGCGGGCCTTGAGAGCCAGCTGACGGGTAAGCAAATCGGGGCAGGGACCGGTGGGCGGCGCGGGGCGCTCGGCCACGTAGGCGTCGTGGCTGCGCTTGGCGGCCGTGGCGTCGGGATAGGCGGGGTTCGTGACGGGGCACACGTCGTAAAGGGTACCGATTTGGCGCACGGTGCGCACGTAGAGGCTGCCCCCGTCGTCGGTTTTTTCCTCCTGCCAATCGTCCTCGCCCGCCACGAACAGGAAGCTGGAGCCGTCCACGTCACCGCGCTCAATCTTGCGCATCACGCGCTGGTGGTCGGGGTCCTGCGCGTCGTAAGGGATGCGGTAGGCTAGCCCGCCGTCTTCGGTTCGGGTGAGCTCCAGCGTCTTGTTGCGGGTGCGACCCAGCAGCTGGTCGGGGTCGTGGTTGAACACGCCAATCACATCCGACATATCGCAGCCGTCGAGCGCGCGGGCGTCGATGATTTCCACGAAGCGAAAGCCGGCGAAGCCCAGCGACGCCGAGCGCACGCCGCACACGATGGCCTGGCCCACGAAGGCCACGGGCTCCTGCGTGCCGCTGTCGAGGGCGCGGTATTCGATACTGGGTGGGGTGGTGACCACGCGGGCTTCGCGGCCCTCGGGCAGGTGCAGGGGCTTACTCATTGGCAGGCGGGGGCTGGGTGCCGGTCCCGGTCGGCTCTTGTGGTTTGGCAGCGATGGCATTGGCCAGCGTCTGGCGGTTGACCTGCACGAAGCGCACGTCGCCTTCGGCGCCGATGGTGTTGGCTTCCTCCAACTCGCGCACCTCGTTGATAGAGTAGGCGCCGATGTCGGTCATCACGCGGTAGAAATTGCCGCGCGCCGTGGCGTCGGCGCGCAGCAGGGCCGTGAGGTTGTGGCGGAAGTAGTGCGTATCGACCTCGCTGGTGCGCAGTAGCTTGAGGCGGTATTCCTGCTCAATGTTGACGAGCCACGGCTGCAAGGTGTTTTGCACGTAGTCGATGCTCTGCTGCTCAATGTTGTTATTCGTTGAGCGCTCCAAATCGCCGATTTTATGCGGCGGCACGCGGAAGATGCTGGCGATTTCGCCGCGGGTGAACTTGCGCGTTTCCAGAAACTGCGCATCGGCCGGGGGCATGGAAATGCTCTTGAACTTGAGCCCGCCCTCCAGCACCGCTACCTTGCCGGCGTTGTCGGCCCCGCCGTAAATGCTCTGCCAGTCGCTGCGAATGCGGGCAGCGGCTGCGGCATCCTTGAACACCGAGTCGGTTTCGAGCGCGCCCGAGAGCTTCGCGCCGTTGTTGTAAAACTGCGCCCCGGCCCGCTGGGCGGCCAGGCCCGTACCCACATTCTCGCGGTGGGCGGCCAGCACGGAAAGGCCCATCACGCCGTCGGTGTCGAGGCAGAGGCCGCGCAGGTGAATCACCTCGTAGTCCTGGTAGATTTTAGTGTCGCCCCAGAAACGGTAGTAGAGACGGTCGCCGCTGCGCAGCACCTCTGTTTGGCGCGGGTGCTTGTAGTAGAGCGCGTCGGGTCGGTAGCGGGGGCCGTAGTCGATGCGTGCGTAGGCGTTGCCGTGCAGCAGCACCGTAGCAATCATTACCATGCGGTGAGGCATGGCGTTTTGCAGCGGCGAGGCTTGTAGGTTGAGCAGGCGGCCAGCCGGGTGGCCCACCACCTTTTCCTTGCCGCCCGTGGGCTTGTCCTGATAGAGCTGACAGGGCAGGGCGGCAATATCCTGGCTGATAGCCAGCACGCAGGCCCAGACGGCCGCAAAGCCCAGGGCGGTGCGCTCGGTGACGGGCACGCCCGCGATGCTGCCGCCAACGTTGATGCCGAGCACGGCCGCCAGGCGGTCGTAGCTCTCGGCAGTGTCCACGGCAACGGCTTCGCCCGCGCGGCGCTGCTCGCGCTCTGCCGACACCGCCGCTTGCAGCGGGGTGGCAGTTGAACGACCAAAAGGGTTGGACCAGAAGGACACGGCGGCGGGGCTTGAACTAGGTCAAAGCTCCGAAGCGGGCTAGCCGGCCTACCTATACGGGTGGGGGAAAGCGGGGGAAACGGCTAGAAGCTCAGCAGGCCGCGGGTTTCGTAGATGCTGGTTTCGGCCGGGCCACTCATGTAGCCGCCCAGCGCCTCGGCCAGAGCCACCATCCCATCGACTTTCTCCTTGCTCTTGCCCTTATCAATCTTGATGTTGCCGGCCGGGTCGCGCTTCAGCTCGACGTTGCCGCACATCCAGGCCAGCACCGGGTTGCCGTAGTGGTGAATCTTGCCCTCCAATACGAGCTTTTCCAGCTCCTTCGTCGGAGCCGACATGCTTACGAAGCCCTGGCCGAACGGCTGCATGGGCACGCCCTCGTCGGTCAGGTCAATCACCAATTGTGAGGCGTTGAAGCGGTCATACTCTATCATCTGCACCTGGTACAGTTCGCAGAAGTCAAGCACCTGCGCCTTGATAAAGTTGTAGTCAGTTACGTTGCCGGGGGTCGTGAGCAGATAGCCATCTTCGACCCATTGCCGGTAGGGCACCCCGTCTTTTTTGGTACGTTCTTCGACTGAATCTTCGGGCACCCAGAAAAACGGCAGCACATCGAAAGCACCATTGTCCTTCGGAAATACAAATAGTAGGGCCGTGATGTCCCGCACGCTGGCCAGGTCGAGCCCGCCCCAGCACTTGCGGCCGGCCAGCTCGGCTACGGCCGTGCCCTGGGCGCCCTGCATCCATAGCTCGTGCGGGAGCCATACGGCCGAGGCGTCGGTCCACAGGTTGAGGTGCTTGGTTTTGAAATTAACCTGAAGGCTTGGGGTGCGCTCGGCAGCGCGGAACTGTTCGCGCAGGTAGTCGAGGCCGACCGATACCCCCAAATTTGGGTTGGCCTTCTGCCAAGTGGTTTCATCGCTCCATTCATCACCCTCATCGAGCGAGAAGATGATGGTAAAGTAGGCATCGTCCTGGTAAAGCCCTTCGAGCAAGCCCACGCAGGCCTTGCGCAGCTGGGCGCACGGCCCGAGTCGGTTGAAACCGGCCGTGGTAATGATGCTGAGTAGCGGTTGCGCGCGCGCGCCGGTAGCCGACTTTAAGACGCCGTACAACTCATCGGTGGGGTGGGCGTGGTACTCGTCAATGATGATGCCGTGGGGGTTCAGGCCATCCTCCGTTTTGGCATCCGAACTCATAGGTTTCATCTTCGAGGCCGTAGCCAGCGAGAAGATGCTGTGCTGCTGCACCGTGATTTTGCCCGCCAGCGCCCGGCTAGCCGTGGCCATGTTGCGCGCATCATCGAACACGATGCGGGCCTGCTCTTTCTTAGTGGCCGCGCAGTAGACTTCGGCGCCGGGCTCAAAGTCAGCACTCAGCAGCTTCAAGCCCACACCCGAGCTTAACGTGCTCTTGCCATTTTTGCGGGCTACTTCGGTGTAGCTCTCCCGAAACCGCCTAGTGCCATCGGCCCGCTTCCAGCCAAACAGGCTAGCGATGATGAACTGCTGCCAAGGCTCTAGGGTGAGTGGCTGGCCGGCCCATTTCCCCTTGTTGTGGGCCAGAAACGAGAAAAACCGCACAGAGGCGGCGGCTACTTTCTCATCAAAATAAAGCTCTCTCTCGTGCCCATCTTCCAAGTCGCGCAGGTGTCGCTCGCAGGCCAGCCATACGTAGCGCCCTACGCGCACCGGCAGGACGCGGAGCTGGTTGCGCAGCGGCTCGGCTTTGCGCTCCAGGGCCGCGCATTGCGCCTCGTTGTCCGGCTCCTTTTTGAGCTGCCGGATTTTGAGCACGATAGGGCGTAGCTTCTCCTGCACCGCGGCTTCGGCGCGACCGGCGGCTACGGCGTCGTGGGCGTATTGGTGCCAGGGGGCTGGGTTAGTCATTGTACTTTAAAGGCGAAATAATATCAAGTATCACTTGTGCTACTTGCTCTTCCGACGCCCCCGTTTCGTGAGCTATCTCCTTAACAAAAGCAGGCAGGTCAACTATAATCTCGAGCAGGTCTATGCTAAATGCCAAGCTTGCCATAGAGCTACCCCTTCAAATCGTTCATCATTTCCTCGAACGGGTCTTTCCCATCGTTATCTCCCAGCGCCGATACCTTGCTGCGGCTGGCCGGCGTCAGGCCGAACTGCGTGAGCATTGCTAGCGCCCGGCGCATCGCATCGGCGGCCTGGGCAACTTCTGGATTCGGCCGGCGCATGGTGTCGCCGGTCATGGTGGTGGTTTCGTACACCAAGCCTTCAAGGTGTACGGCCTGCCGGGCTTCGGCCCATTCAGCCAGCGTCTCGGTCAGCAACTGCATCGCTGGCCCATCGGCCGCGGTGGCTACTTTCATCGACAACAGTACCGCGCCGATTTCGTGCCAGTACTTTTTCGCCCGCTCGCTCAGCCAATCCGGCGGTGTGGGCAAATAAACTTCGGGCTTCGGCTCGCTGAGGTTGGCGCGGGAGGGCTGCAAGGTGCCGCCAAGCTCCTTTTGCACAGTTGGTTTGGGTGGTCGGCCGCCGGGCATATTATTTTACTTGTTAGATATATGGCGCGCCCAACTTTTGGGGTTGAGTTTCGCACACGCGTGTTTGTGACGTTGGGCTACGGTCTAGGAAGAGACGGCCCGAAGGATTTCGGCCCCCTACCCCCTAGGGGCCTGTTGCGTGCGTTCTGCCGCGCTCTTAGCCTGGTGGCAGGGGCGGCACAGACTCTGGTAGTTGCTGCTGTCCCAGAAGTCACCACCGAGGCGCACGGGCTGCTTGTGGTCGCACACCGTAGCGGCCGTGGTGCGCCCGGCCTGAGCACACAACACGCAGCACGGGCAGCGCCTGAGCTGGGCTAGCCGGGCAGCCTGCCAGCGGGCGGTGCCGTATTCGGCAGAGCGGGCGGCGTGCTGCACATATACCCGCTTCTGGGGCTCAGGCTGCCAGGGGCGGCGCTTGCTTGGCGGTAGAGTGGGCATCGGGCAGCAGGGGGTAGAAGCCGGGGTATTCAGGCTCGCTGGGCACGAGCTGAAGCCGCACCTTCTGGCCGGGGGCGATGAGGCCGGGGGGCAGCTTGACGTACTCGATGCGAGGGCGCGAGTGCTTGTAGATGCTCACCTTATGGCGGCACTTGGGCCGTAGGTCCAGGTGCCAGTAGGGGTTATCGGCGGAGGTGGGTGGCAGCACGTTGGCGCGCTGACCATCGCGCAGGCCCAGATGCTCCATCAGGTCGCGGCTGAGGTAGACGCGGCCGCGCGCGTTGATGGAGAGGGTAGGAAAGAGCTTGAGGGGCGGCGGAACGGGGTCGAAGACGGGCAGCGTAGGGAGCATGGCAAGGCAAGGATTTCGTATCCCGAAGCTCCCCCTTGTACTCGTCTTATGCTAGGAACTTATACCTAATAATCGCGCATGAGCAGTTGTATTTCACCCATTCATGTTCTATTTAGGTAGGCTGATTTAGGTATAATATTATGCTTTGTATATGTCACAGCAATTGCAATAGTGTCCTTTCATTGCCAGCGGGCGGGCGGTTCCTTTGCCAGCATTCCCACTGACCCGGGACGCTTTTCCCTCCTTTTCCCTTTTTTACCATGAAGCGAATAAGTATGATTCTCTCGCTGTCCTTGCTGGCTGTGAGTGCGTTTACGAGCCCGTCTGGGGCAGCTGAGTTACGTCCAGCAGCCAAGCAGCTGGTTGCGAATAAAGTGGCAGACTACGATACGGGCTACCAGGACGGACTTGCTCGCGGTGCCGCTCTGACTAAGCAGTACGGGTGTGGTTCCACAGCATACAATACTGCTATAAGGCAGGCTATTAACAATAGCAGAGACCCCAATAACCCTGACCAGCTATACTGGACCGGCTACGTAGCTGGCATGCAGGATTCCGGCTGCTAAGGCGCATAGGCCGACTGCTACAAAGCCCCAGCTTATGCAGCTGGGGCTTTTCTTTGCTATTGCTGCGCCTTACATGCGGCCCTGCTTGCGTAGTTCCGGGTGGCGGCTGATGAAGCGGTAGAGGCTGCCCGGCGTGCGGCCCAGCTGCGCGGCCAGGGTGGGCGCGGAGTGGTGGCGGTAGTTGGCAACTAAGAACAGGTAGTCGGCGCGGCGGTAGGGTTTGCGGGGCAATGCGTTAGTAGGCATAGCAGGGGGCAGAAATAGGGGAAGTTTCTCGGAGTTTCGTTAGTAGGGCTTGAAGCCTTTACTGAGTAGATAGGCTTCGACTTCTTGCCAGAGCTCGGGGGGCATCACGGCCAGGCGGGCGATGACGGTATTGGGGTTGAGCGCGTCGGGGCCGGGTAGCTGGAGCCGGGCGTGGTAGCGCGGTGGGGGTG